TACGCACTGTTCCGTGGCTCACCTTCAAGTGGTTCACAGGAGTTGAAGGCACTTTCACATACCCATTGGATGACAATGCGGTTGTTGAGCCTACAAAGCAATTAACAGAAAACTATTCGGTTGTCCTAAGAAAAGGTCAAGGCCGTTGCACTTTCCTTGATTCAGTAAGCCTTCGTGGAGAATCCTTTGAAACACTTGACCGTCAGCAAATGGCTATCATTCAAAACCGTGCTTCAATCATTGACAATCACCTTCTAACTACCCTTTTGGGTGGAGCAGGGAAAACTGTTGCTGTTGGTGGCGGTACTGCAAAGTGGAATGGTGGCTCAGCCGCTGACCCAGAGCAGAATATCCTTGATGCACTTGACCAGATTTTTACACACGGCCGAGTTAGTGGAAATGAAGGCGTTGCCCTTATTCTTCCTACACTTGTACGAGGAACAATGCTAAACACACAATTGTTTGGTAATGTAATCCTATCCCTTCAAGAGCACTTGTCTAACATTGCTAACATCACGGTCTATTACAGCCGTGACTTCGGAGATGGAGCAGGAGCAGCAGGTAGTGGTGGAGCACTTGGGAACGATGCAATCATGCTAATTCCGGGAGCAACAACCGCTGAGTTCCTTCAATACAACGGACCCGGATTCCAAGAGACTGAATTGACCCGTATTCCGGGAGTTGGTCACGACTGGCTTTTAACTTCTTACTTTGGCAGAGTTATTCACGAGCACCAAGACACAGGTAATGCCGCTGGTAGTGGAGCAAACAATCGTATTGTGAAATTGACCGGTATCATCGCTTGAGGTGATTTTAAATGGCACGAGAAAATACTATATCAGCAGACTTCAAAGTCTCCGCAGGAGACAGTGCAGACTCGATTAGTGCTTCATTCCCTTCAACGGCTTTCACCTCTGGAGATTCCTCACTTATCAATGGAACTGTTGGTAATGTGTCTGCTCAAGAGTGGACTGTATCAACATTCCTCGGAGCAGGTATTACCGCAAGTGGTATATTCTTTGAGAACCGTGATTCGGCAATCGCTATTACACTAAAACTCGAAATATCATCTGCTGTTGTTGCTACTTTAACTATCCCCGCAGGCGGAGTATATGTTTCACGACATAGCGACGCCATTGATTTAATTTCAGTGCAGGCCGCCTCTTCTACTGCTGACTATACACTTGCATTCGGTGAGTGATTCAAATGTCACTTGAGTACGCAAAGAGTTATGCTAAACTTATAGGCAAATCTATGCCTTTAGAAGAAGACCTTGAAGGTTTAGATTCTAAGAAAGCAATTAGAGATTTAATCAAGTCACAAACAGATTTGAAGCCAAAGTCAAAGAAGGAGAGTGTAAAGAGTGGCAAAGTCAAAGAAAGCACAATTAGTGAAGGAACTAAAGAGTAAAGGCATCGACATTCCTAACAAGGTTACGGTCGAAGCACTTGAATCTCTTGCAACCATTTCAGTCGGAGACTTAGGTGGCAAAGGTTATGTTGTTCGTTTATTGAAACCATCTAATCGTTTATCATCCCATGCGGTCGCCGCACTTGAAAATATGGATGAGACTTATTGGCTACCTAATAGTGCATGGGCGAAAGAAGTTATTGAATCGAGAATAGTTTTGGTTTTAAGAAGATGTGACAGAGCGAAAGCCCCAAAAGGAGTGAAGGTCATGGAAGTTCCGAGGGAGTACTATGACTGTAACTAATGACAACATTAGAGATTTACTAAACAGGCCACGAGGTCTTCTCGAAGGCACTATCACTGAATATATCAGTATGAGAACCACTGAAATTAATAAGAAAGCGAGGTCTTCAACACTTTACGGAGTATCATCATCCAATGCTGTTACTACTGAATTGAAAGAAGCGGCTATTAAAGCCCTCGTCACTATGGATTGTTTAAGCGTGATGGTCGATACTATCCCTACTTATTACCCTGCGAAAGAACAGGGTCCGATAGAGCAAAGACTTAGGGCTCAATTAAAAGTGTTTAAAGAAAGGTCCGATAGTCTTGTGAAAGAAGTAGTGGATAAGGGCGGCTCGGCCTTTGCAAGTAAGAAAACAAATACGAGACTTGACTCATCCTCATCCACTTACAACACGGATTAGGTGAGATGAATGGCTGACTTTTATTGGGTAGGTGGTACAAGCACAGCAAGTGCTACGCTCGCTAATTGGGTTACAACATTAGGTGGTTCAACCGCCCCATCTGTCGCATCTACCGCATCCGATGATGTTTGGTTCACTCATTATGGTGTGGCTGATTGTAAACTCGCTCAAGGTTTTGTATGCCAATTGATGCAGTGGCACTCTGTTTATGATGAAGAGGTTATCGCTGATAACAACAAACGATGGTTTAGTGAAGAAAAGAGATTTACTAAAAAAGTAATACTTGATGGTCTAATTGACATAAAGGGTCTGCTTATTGATGGTATCATTGAGAATGACCCATCTCCTTCTTCAACACCAAGTATTAAAATGAGTGCTGCTCTAATGACGAGCAACGATAGCAAGGTTGTTCCTATTAACTTTGGCAACAATGCCGCCTTCAACGATGCAGTTTCACTTAACTTAGCAATCACAGGAACATTTTATCTCGAACCCGGTCAATATCCGACTTGTATATCATCTGCTGGAGATTGGATAACAAATTATGTTAAACCATTCATTAAGGATGCGAATAAAGAAGTGAACTTTTATTCAATGAATGTTACAGGAGGTACGGTAGGGGTCGTCAAACCTTTGAATAGAAAAGACAGAGATGTAATTATTACATTCCGCTCAACAGCCGCACCAACAAACTTTCAGTGTGGGATAGCATCATTAGACTTCGGTCACGCAAAAATAAAACAAGCAGGTCTTGCTTCGGGTGCTCAACCCCTAATCCATAGTGGGAGTGATTACACGGGTCATAATAGTGGTAACATCACAGTTCTCTATCATTCTTACCACCTTTTTAATAATGGTGCTCTAACCACTCCTTTTCATTGGAGCATTCCCGCTCAAATAGTATGGAGTATTAATAATTTGACCGTTGATAGTAATTGTATGATACAGGGTGGAACAGGGTCTGAGATTCATTGTGTATCACTCCCTAAAGTCAAAGGGTCATTAGGTAATTTTATGCAAATCAATAGTGGGTTGTATCGAGCATCAACAGACAACATATTGGCAGACCCTCTTATAGGATTTAATTATGGTGGTACAGGTTTAACAGTAGTAGGAACAGCAAATCAAGTTCTCGCAACAAATGCGGGTGCAACCGCTATTGAATGGCAGACGGTCAGTGGTGGTGGTGGCTCTGGAGATATCACATCAGTAGTCGCAGGCACAGGTCTTACGGGCGGTGCTACGACAGGTGATGCAACAGTAAATGTCATAGGTGGTACAGGGCTCACTGCTAATGCTGATGATATACAAATAACTGATGGTGGTGTAGGAACTACACAATTGGCTAATGATTCGGTCACAGGAGACAAATTAGCGGATAATATAGATGTTGCCGGAACATTAGATGTAACAGGAGTGACTACCTTAGATAATGATTTAGTGGTCGCAGGTCAGGCTACACTTCGTGCCGGTGTAGGAATTAAAACAGCCGGATATGGACCCTCTATTGCTGAATCGGGAACAGTATTTCAAATAACTAATGCAGGTACAGTAGCGTTCACTTTACCCGAAAACCCAACAGTGGGTGTTCAGTATGTTGTGGTTAATGTCAATGGTAACGATATAGTTATTACTCCTACAAGTGGAGACAAAGTGAATGGTGGTACTGACTCAACATTAACAAATAATACGGCATACGCCGCAACATCATGTGTGTGTGCGGTCGGTGGAGGAGTGGCTGAATGGCTCGTCTTTGGTGGTGTGTGATTGTTTCCTATTGTTAGTGGTGTTGCTCAAAATCAAGCGGGAGCGTCATTATCTGTAGCCATTACCCAAAACAGTGGAGGAGTAATTTTGCCACAAATAAACAATCCTAATAATCCTAATGAAATTGATTGTAGTGTTGTTGCTTCGGGAGGCTCGGGTGGTTATACTTATGCGTGGTCTATAATTCTAACAGATGATGCGGCCGGAGCAATCACTATCGCTAATATGGGAACAACCAATCAATCAACATATACTGACGGTCAAGTGACGGGTGGTACAATCTCCGGACCACCTCAAGGAGCAATTACAATAAGGTGTGTAACCGTAGATGGAGCCGGAGCGTCAGTAACAGTAGAAACTAACCCAATTGTGGTCGAACTATTATATTGAGACTTAGTGTATAAAGTTATAGGGTCTAAGCAAGGACTTGATATAGAGCAAGACAATTAGTGAGAGTGAGCGATATGGGTGGTAGCGGAGATACAAGGTCATTTAATGATAAGATGGTGTCAAGCACTGTCAAACCTGTGATATACTTATGGTTACTCGCCGCAGGTTCAGTAGTGGCTATGGGTATATGGAAACCCGATATTGTATTGATGAACCTTGATGGGTTTATTGCACTTTTAGCAATTATTAGTGGTGTGGCTGTCCCTGCTCTTAATACTATTCTCCGAATGTGGGAGTCCGAACAGGCTCAAGAGATTGAGACGATACCTGCTGACTTGTCCCATAACCGTGATAGAGAAACAGAAGAGCATATTCACAGAATGGTTGTTGAAAAACACGAAGCCGGTATTACTGCTATTAGACCTATAACTCAAAAAATGGGTGAGAAAGAATGAGTCAAAAGAAAAAGACTATGGTTTGCGAAGTAATAGCAGAAGGTTTAAGTGATACCATTTGCGGCCATAGAACGAACATATACAAGGATTGGTGTTTTGCTTGTCGAATAACCGAGGCATCTCTATGGACTAAACCTTATTGAGGTGAAAAATATGGATAAAGGAAAAATAATTTACAGACCACCCGAAAAATGCTATTCAAATTGTTGGATAGTGGAAACTGAACACGGCTTTAAGGTGTTCCGATACAAAGACGACAATAAGGCTATTGCATTCATCCCGCACAGTGCGGTTAAAACGGTGGAATACAGGAGTGACTAAAATGGAATTAGAGATGATATTATTATATGCAACGATTGGAGCAGGTATTTGTTTAGCGGCATACAAACTTTACAAGAGACTTATGGCTGATGGTAAAATCACACTCGATGAAATAATAGATTTGGTTGAAGACTTAGGAGAAATTGCCAAGACTCTACCAACAGCAAGTGAACTCAAGAAAATGAAGAAGAGTGAATTGCTTGAATTATGTGAAGCAAACGGTCTTGATACCAAAGGTGTTAAGGCTGATTTAAGGGCTCGCTTACAAGAAATCAAGGAGTGATTGAGATGTATTGCAGTGTTAGTGATGTCGGTGTCCGTCTCGGGCTTAACTCTTCACAGAGACAACAAGCAAACACTCGTATTCAATCCCAAATCCGCAGGGCTTCAATTGAAATTGACCAAGAGTTCAATTACTACGGTCGAACAACCCCTTCATCCTCTATTGCTGATAGCACACTAAATGGTGGTGTCACAGCAGGGGCAACAAGTATCACTGTCACTAATGGTGCGACCTTTGCCACAGCAGGTAAAGGGAACATTGATGGAGACTCTATCCAATGGACCGGAAAATCCACTCATGTATTGAGCGGTGTAACCGGAGTTTCTTATGACCACTTAACAGGAGTTACCGTACAAGAAGGTGAGATGGCTCACATACTGCGTGAAATATGTGCTGACTTAGCGGCCGCATTATATCTCGAAGACGAATCCACTTTTCAAAGAACAGAAGGAGAAGGCTTGCGTGCCAATGTGTTAAGAGAAAGAGCAATTGAATACCTTCGACGTCTCGCACACTTAGGCTCGGTGATTTGAAATGAGTACAGGTGGCGTGTCAATTAAGACAGGCAAAAGCGGTTGGGGTCATGGAACACAATGGTCGCTTAGGGCTGACTATCGAGAACTTGAACAATACCTTGCTCGTCTTCAAAGACAAATGCCTCGAGTTTTAGGAGACACATTAAAAGAACTCGCAGAAGAAAATATCGAGATACAGAAGCAACGGTTGAAAGGTATTGGAGATAAGCGTGGACCTTCAAAGGGTTTTCACACGAGCAGAAATGGTACACGAGAAGTGTATTATGAATGGGTCAGCAAACAAAAGGCTGAGACTAAAATTGCTAATTCCCTTAAAGCAAACTTCACAGGAAATAAAACAAGTGGTCAACAAAGAATAAGTGTATTTTCTAATCCATACCCACAAGGTGTGCTCGGTAGTCGTGGTGGTAAAATAGCCCAATACTACGAGGATGGTACAGGAAAGTTTTTCACCGGTCGAAACAGACACGGTAAAGGTGGGTTCACCCATCAAGGATTCCCTGCGCTCAAATATATGCAAGGTATAGGTATGGGTATATCGAGCGGATTTATTGAAAGGTTTTCTTTGAAAGCCGAAACTCAATTGCGACCCGGAGGAAGAGGTGCTTAATATGGCAGTAGCAACAAAGGGGCAATTTTGGACTTCACGAGTAAATGGTGAAGACCCCGAAAGCCCAATACAACCTCACCATAACCTTGAGTTTGATAAGACAGGCACAGGTGGAGCAATAGATGGTACATATTGGAAAATAACAGGTTCACAGTATTACTCGGTCACACCCACTACAACGGACTATACTCTTCTTGTTGGTGTCTATTATTCCGATACCACAAACATACCGACAGACGGCACTACTCTAATGCGACTCGATAACGGCACTAAGTCTGTTGAAGTGCAATCCAACGGCACAGCGACAGGGCTGAAATTGGTTGGGACAACAACAGTTACTATTCTTAATCTCGATTTGACTATGGTTGAGGAAATACCATATATCTCTATACTTCGCCTTACATTGACTTCGGCGGGAGCCGCCGTACTCTATGTGCATGAATCTCTTCACGATGAAATGGGCGAAGACCTTTTCTATTCTGTAACAGGGGCAAGCGGTTCATCTAAAATAATTAAATGGGGTAGTGATGATGGAACAACAAGGTGGGGTTCAACCTATGCAACAACACATGGAGCATTCAGCCCCGATGAATTGGCTCAATCAGCATTCTATCAACAAACATTAAATGACCTTGGTATGGCACTAAGAAACCTATTGCGTGACAGCAGAAGGCTCAATCTAAAATCCCTTGACGATTCAAAAATAATGTATGGGTTTGACCTTTCATCAGCAATGATTGTTCGTGTTGCACCCCCAACAATCCACATATTAGTCGCTGGAATTGAATCTCCAAATTGGGCGGCATTGTCGGGAACAAGTGTTGAACAAGAGTATGATGTGCAGTTTTTCATTACAACCAAAGGTACGGATTATGAGAACGCTTATCGTTTTGGTCTTCGTATTATGGGAGAAGTATTTGATGAAGTCTATACAAGCACAGGTTTGAATGCTACGACCGACAGTGTTATAGGTTATGGTGCATCGTTTGATAGTAAACTCGATTCGGATGAGCAAATATGCGTTCATCGTTTAACATTTAAGTATATGCGTCGTGAGAAAATGCTCATGAGGTGATGCCTTCATATAGGCTAAGGCTCATGGTTTGAACACTGAGGAATCTATTATGTCTAACCTCGCCGCACGCTATGTTGCATTAATCCAAGAAACTAATTATGGAGTCACAGGTGGTGGCTCTTATATTTATGGTGAAATTGATGAAGAAGGCTTTTCTCCAGAGTTTGAATTGATGAATCGTACCGATGTTACTCGATACGGAACAAGAAAGGTCGTAAAGGGAACAAATATGAGCAGTGGTGAAATCACTCTTGCCCTATCCGG